TGCCCACGATCAAACACTGAACCGCGTTTATTTAACGGTAAGCTAGTGACGGCTGTTGCTTCAAACGCAGCGATTTTTTCGTAGTCGATCGTATCCCCCACAGAAGCTGTGATAAAAGATTTGATTCTTTCCGTTAATTCAATGCGTTTCATAGCACTTTTCGTATGAATTTTGTAGATGTGTAAAGATTACTATAACGAGGGTAGGTTTGCAAATGTATTATAAAAGTTACAAATGATTACAGACAAGGTTTAATACCTTTGGTAATCTTTCAATACAGCGCGGCCTCCTCGCTATAGTGCTAACTACCAAGACCTGAAGATACTCCATAGGTGGGTGTAGGTTGTAGCCAAAAGGAAGAAGGCAGGGCTGAAGAGCCTTTGACATGATGGTTGACCACTTGCCGTTGCCGAGAAGAAGTGGGTAGTTTACTTAGGCGGCCATGTTCCAAGGTGGCGAGCGAGTCTCCAAAACTTGCTGTGTGGAGTTCGATTCTCTAGCTGTCTGCTCCTCCCAGTTTCATCCTTCGACCTTTAACCCAGCCTTCGGGGATAGGTTCATCTTTGAGTATTTTTTTACTCTCAAAGGTAGAAGTGTTGTAAACCCACATACTCCCGTATTGGGAGTTAGAAACTCCCCTCTGATATACGGCATTCTTCAACCCTATTTTTCTCTTAGTCTCCTCAGTGTGTGTTTTTAAGAGGCCCTCTGTACTCATAAGCCCATCTGCGTGCCTTTGCTTAATAGCGCGGCTAATTTTCTCTCTTACACCTAAGATTTTATTGATGTTGTCCACCCCGTACTTTGCAAGAATACTTTTTCTATGTGGGACGTAAGCCAGTTTAACAATCCTCAATCTAGCCTCAGGGGATAGGTTTTGATTAACGTAGTCGAAACCCCCGCTGCCCCCTAGTCTGAGATTATAGGTGTCTTCCCTTGCTATAAAGACCTCATCCACAAGAGTAGCCTCCATAGTGAACATATCCTCTGAACTGGTAAAGATGGCCAAATACTCTTTTCGAAAATCTTGAGGCCCGTACTTTGCAATAGCCTTACGAATTAGTAAACCAGAGCCTAAATAGCCATCGTTTAAATCGAGGGTTTTATGCGCTCCAACGTAAACTTTACCTGATGAGATATGAGTTACTCTGTAAACTGTATAAAACATACTCTAATCCTATTGAAGTTGACAAAGGAAAGGGTATCAAAGAACCAGTGTTAGTTCAAGTTCGATACTAATTCTTAGACTATAGAGATGTACGGAGTCGAACCCAGATACTTTCTTATAAACCGACAGCAAAAAGCCTCCGAAAGGAGGCTTTTTCTTTAGCGCGAAAACCTTACTTTTTCACACTGTTGCTCTTCGCTGACTTATCAGCCGAAGAGCTTACCGATCTTCCCGTTGCATCTTGATTGGGACTAATACCCCCAGCATCTACTACCGATTTCTCCATAAACCCCGTGCCGCTTAAAATCGGAGCCTCATCAGGCCGTATATGCCCAAATAACTCTAGGTGGTAGTCGTCGTCAGTTATTGAACCTAAGCTCAGTTCCTTTTGCAAGAAGGATTGTTGCAGCACCTTTTGCGCCCATAGTTCCGTTGCTGGGCGCATTTCTACGGGTTCAAATTTAACAACAACCCGAGAGGTACTTCCTGTCAAACGCAGAATAAAAGTAAATATCTGCTGCCATAACTCAGCAATAGGTTGGTTTAACGCTTCAGCGTTTTTGGCGAATAGCAACGCCTCGATTGAAGCAGTATTGACCCCAGACTCACCTCGGCCCAATGTTGTGGCCATCACACGCAAACCCGCTTGATTTTGTGCATTCAGGGTTTTAATAATCGGTTGAATATCTAAAGTCATACCAGCCGATTTTGTGTTTACCATGTCAGCCTTAATACTATCGGTGTGAACAAATGCTTGATCGGCCCGAAGATTACTCACTGTATTAGTTATTGAAGTAATGGTGTTGTTTATGTACTGCGTAAGTTTTACAGAGTCACCTTTGATGTCCAGAGGTGCGTTCTTAACAACAACATCTTCTAATACTTCAATGTCCAAACGGGGGTAGCCAGTTATCAGCATAATGCGGTATAAGTCATTGATAATTCGTTGACGCGCAGCTAAGGTATTGATGGCCGAGACGAAAGGAGAGTTAGAATAAGCCTTAGTTGGGTCCTGCCTGTAGTAAGAAACGAACACGGAAACGACATCCAGCGAGATGTTATTACCTCCGCCTGATGGCACCTGTTCGGGGGTCAAGCGACCATTGGTCTTCTCGAACCATTGTAAGCTGATTGGGTCGATTAGCCTGATAGCTTCAAAGATTCCTTCTTTACTTACAATGGCTTCCGCAACCAACATGCCTCGCAGCAGTAGCATGTACCTCAGCTCCTCGGCCATCGCCCGTAACGTCGGTTTATATTGAAAACCAACGGTGTTGTAGTCATAACGAGTCGTCAACGTATCAAGAATGGCGTTCAAAACTTTCTGACCATTTCGGTCAATTTTGTCGTTTATATCCTTCACGTACATAACTGGTTTAGTATCGGCTGTAGTTAGATAAGCATTAACGGCAGCAGAAGCATCAGCGTCCTGCACCAGTAAATTCTGTAACAAGGTATTAGCATCATCAGCCGAACGAGTCGTGAAAATATCCGTCAAATGGTCACGATAAGTGGGAACTGTTAACACGTTCGCCGAGTTATTACTCTGGAAAGTAGGCGAATTACTCACCCCCTGTGGGCTTGGAGTCTTCTTAGGCAGAAGAATCTGACCCAGTTTGCTTGTTAAGCTAGTCGCCATGAGGTTACGCCTCTTGTACAAAATTTGTTAATTGGGTTGAAGTATAGCAGAGAGAAAGCAATCTTAATAAGCCCTGCTTTGATGACCCCACAGATTCGCCCGACTCTGGCCACCGAGGTTAATAGCACCATAAGCCAAAACCGTTCTCGCTTCCTCTGTCTTGTGACCTACGAACTCCCCACGGTAAAATTTCACGCTAGTCGATAAATAGGCAAGGCTATGGAAGTAATGGTCATGGCCAGTTAGTTTACGCCAAACAGGCGTTTTCTCCCCCATTTTCTCCCGAACCATGTCGCGCAGATGAGATTTAATAACCTCTTTCTGTTGACCATAGTTGTGGAAGGTAATCAGGCCGTCGCGTACAAGGTTAGCCAAACTGTCCAAATGGTTTGTTCTGTCCACCTGTAAGGTTTTGCGCGTCTCAATTTTGTCGGAAATCTCAACAGTGCCAGTATAGTGGACAGGAATAATACGACCGTTTGTTGCATCAAAGAGCTGTTTGGCTAGAGTCTGCTCAGGGAATAAGTCCACGCAGCCTTGTTTGAAGTGGTACTTCTCATCCAAAGCTTTAACACGCGCCAGTAAGTCATCCCCTAGAACAGTGATAAATTCGACAACATCCACACCTGACTTCAAACCCGCTTGTGAGGTGCCAATGGTGATATGGCAGATAGAACCCACGTCGATTCCGATGAAATAATCCACACCCGTCGGAACGTCCCCGACTCTGAAGCAGGGATTTAACTCTGCTTCAGTCAAACGACTAGCGGACTCTTCAAAGGTTTCACCGAGAACGGTGTTATACCAGCCGCGAAGGAAGTCACGGTCACGATACTTGATAAGCTCGCTGATAATGTACGCTGGAGTCAATGTTGACACTGTAAAGGGACGAACACGGTAGCCTCTGGCAAGGTCACGATGAGGGAACTCAGCAACCCAATCGCGTTTACCACCATGTAGGTCAAGGGCAGAGCCGCACTTTTCACAGGTGACGACGACGTTATTTAACTGTAACTCATAGCGGTCAATCATGGGTGTATCAATATCCGTCAGCTTAATCTCATCAGGTAAGCCGTCGATATGAATAAAGTCTTTTGTAAACTTAGGTAACTGCCAGTGGTTACAACAATCACACTTTAAAAAGTATTCACGTTGGTCAGTTGTCGAGTAACCTTGATGGATGCCGAAGTTCTCAAAGGTGGGTGTGCTGAATTGCTGCATGATACGGAAGCTGGATGCCTGCATACGGGAGCTAAGTAAACCAACCATTTGTTGATTTGATAAGTCAACTTCATCCACCATGATTAAATCTGCTGGAATCATGGTGGCACTACTTTCCGTAGCAGGTACAACCATAAGATAAGAGTCCCCGATTTGCTGAATATCTACGGAGCGGATAGGCTTACCACCTCTTAGGTTGAACACTCGGTCGTTTTCGATAATGGGCATGATCCGAGTCTGAGAGGCTTTCTTCATCATCGGTTCATTAGGGAAGGTCATCAGAACGGTCACACCACGATTACGGGCGCAGAAGGCAGCGGCTTTACGGATTTGTGTTTCAGTCAAACCTATTTGTGAAATTTTTATAACGTGCAGGTTCGGGTGTAGGTCATCGACAATCGCTTTCTGGAACGGAAAACGCTTGAAGTTAAAGGGTGCCGCCTTTAGAGTTGTGTTTTTACAAACCCAGTCAGAGTAACTCATATTGATTGAGTCCACCGAGAAGCGGGTGTTTATCTCATTTCGCAGGTCTAAGGCAAAAGGGTTCGACATACTTTTGTTACTCAAATGTAAAAGGTGTTGCATTAGCACCTATTAAAATTTATTCTCTCTAAACCCACAGAGGACACACAACATGGCCGCTAATC